TCCCGGCACATAGCCGTCCCAACTTTCGTAGGCGCTTTCAATCACCGAATCGGCAATCGTGATCATGCTGGTGGTGTTGGCAGACCACACCTGCACGGCATGGCCACAGCCGGCAATCGTGCAATCGCCCAACGTGTCGTTGAGCATCATGCCCCATTGCGCTGTGCCCTTGGTCCAGTCCGCGCTTGCGGGCGGTGTGGGCAATGCCGGAGTCAGATACTTTGCGAACTTCAGCGTCCGCGTATCTGTTTTGATCGCCTTGCGCCCAAGTCGCTTTCCAAACAACTCCTGCTTTCTGCTCATGCCGCTTCCTCGCTCGCGCTGCCTTCCCCGCAGCAAACCTTTAAAATCTCGCCCATTTCTTGGATGTGCGCCGCAAATAACGTGCGCAGCGCTTCCAGCTCTTCCACGCTGTGCGCTTCCGTCACCGCGCGCGTCAACCGTGGAATCGACTCGGCCATGAAGCCCACCAGCGTCGGCTTGTCGTGGTATTCGGCAATCATCAGCTCCAGCGCGTAGCCAGGGTCGTCGATGCCGTGCTCATGCTGCCATTCTTCAAGACCACTCTCGATGAACTCGCGTTGCGACTGTCTCACACTCCATTTCACCGAGGTGTTTCTGTCTTTGGGCGGCGTATTCTCGGCCAAAGACACATACTTTCCTACTTCGCTTTGGAACTCTCGCGCCTGCATGGTGGCGGCTGCATTCAGCAAAGCAGGGTCCGCGCGCATCGTAGAAGGGGCCTTGGCCAATTCCTCGGCGTTTGAAATCGACATCGAGAGAAATTGCTCTTTCGTCAGCATCTGGAGCTGCTCAGCCAATCCCGTCATCTTGAACCACGTCGAATGGCCAATACCTTTGCTGGCGCGATAGCTCAGTTCGTCGGGATAGCCCAACCGCTCCCAGCCGTTGTAGCGTTTGATGAAGTAGCCCTCCCAGCCAATCAGCATTGACCGCTTGTTCAGCGCTACCCACGATTCGGTAATTGCTCGATCACTCTCGTGAAGCCGTTCATCGAGGCTTTTCACCGGAGCAATCCCATCTGTATTCACGAGCATCAGAGCGTGCTCGTTCGCTTGAAACGCTTCTGTACCCATGCCGATTCTCCTCAATCCGTGTTTTCTGCTTGGCCCGAATACTTATCGAGCCAGGCGTTAAAGTGGACGGTCAATGTCTTAGCCTCATCGATCGTCAAGCTGTTGTCGCAAGAAAAGCTCGATCCGTCCTTACGCACCGCCAGCACCAGTAACTTGGCAATCTGCGTGTCTTCTTCGATCAGGCGAGCGGCAATGGCCGCAGGTGTTTCCGGAAAAGTTGTCATCCCGCTTTCTCCTGTTTGTTGAATAACGGTGCATCACCTTCAATGCGCAAACGCGCAATTTCCGCATATGCTGGATTGACCTCAATGCCAATAAAATTGAACCCTTCGCGCAGTGCCGCAATGCCCGTCGACCCCGATCCCATAAACAGATCGAGCACCGTTCCTTGTGGCGGGGTTACTAACCGGCACAGATACGCCATCAAGGCAATAGGTTTCACCGTTGGATGTGTATTGCTACGCATAGTTTTTCCGCGAAGATAAGGGTTATCAATCGGGACTTTACGGCCATCGTCCACAATCTTTTCTTCAGTACCCCACAATCCTTGGTTACGCTCTTCACGGCTTGCTTTCGCACAGTAGTAGAAACGTGCGGCAGAACCTTGATCCAACCGGCGCGCTCCTGGCTTCATCGCAAAGTTGGTGCTGCCATTCTGTTCGTAGGTGCGATTTGCGCTCGGCTCCCCTTCACGCGTATCGGGATCTACCGACTTAAAGAACCGCGCCGCAGAACCGGTATCGCCTGCATAAGCTTTTTCTTCATAGCTTTCAAATTTTCCGTAGATTCCATCAGTCTTTGGCTGATTTCTATGCCCGCTAAAGTCTCCAGAAGATGTCTGCGGAAATGCAGCAATTACTTCATCGCTTCCGTCGTGGATCACGTTGGCTGGCCAACGGCCAAAACCAACGTCACCAGTGCGATTGCTACCGTTTAACCCATTACCGAGAGCCACACTACGCGACTCTGAGCGCGAAGAAAATAAAGGAACACCGTCTAACGCTTCCACACGGCACGCATCGATGTTCATCGCACCAGTGCCATATTCCAAAACATTTGCGGCCACGGTACCGATCAGCGGCTTACGCGCAACAACTATTGGCTCGTGTGACGGTTTCAGCGCTGTGCCCCAACCTGCCCATTGCTTTGCTGCATCCGTGGCAGGCATCGTAATTGGTTGCGGCGGATAGTCGTAACTGACTCTGCGTGTCTCGCTGTACTGTTGCCCAGCTTTTCCACGGTGATAGGGAGCAGGTGCCACGACTTCCCGTTCTTCCCCAGCCGCCTTATCGATTGCCTTGCTTACATCCAGCGATTTAGGAAAACCACTCCCATAAATCCACATGATCTGATCACGGATTTCAAAACCAGCATCTTCAATCGCGCAAGCCATCCGGTGATAAGTACGACTGCCGCCAAATGCCAGCAGATAGCCACCAGGTTTCAATACACGCAGCGCATCAACTGCCCAGGAGAAATACCAATCCTGAAGTGCCTGCATCACATGCGCATCCGCACCATAGCTTGCGCCATTACCATTGCGAACCTTGCTACGGCCATACGGGCTATCAGGCGTCTGCATCGTGCCGTCGAATCCTTGTCGGTGATCTGTCTTCCACGGAGCATCCCAATCTTTTCCCATAAACTCCAAGCCATACGGGGGATCAGTGACGATGGAATCCACCGACGCGTCTGCCAGCGTTTTCAGTTGCTCCGTTACGTCGCCTTCCAAGATTCGATACACGCTCGCTCCTCGCAGTTCTCTGTTTATGCCGCCGCTCGTTGCGCATGCTTCAACTTCAAATGGATTTTCTGCTGCTTTGAAATTCCCAACAGCAAGCGCCGCGATGCATCGTCGGCGCATCTGTCGAGCTGGTCCAGAAGTGGTGGTAACTTCTCCGTCTGTTTGGCTGAAAGCCGAAACCGATTCGCGTATTTCCACTTGCGCATGTTCATGGCAACCTCAAGCCACTTTCCGTCTGCGCACCACCACAGACCGGTAAACAGCTTTCTTTGTTTTTTCCTCTGCATTCCAGCGCAGGACATCAAGCGCGCAAATCCGCTGCAACGCCCAAGTGCGATCCAGCAGATGCTCGTCGGCGGCTCTGGCCAATGCCCGCCGAAAAAGTACCAACTCAAACGGATTCATCGTCACGGTTACATCGGTTTTAGCCATTAGTCATACCTCTCAATGGATGCGTGAACATCGGGATCAAACGGAATTGGCCCTCTCTCCAGCGGCACCAAAGCCAGGTTTCCGCCACCGTGTTGAATGGTGAAGGAGATCGGCTCACGAGACTCAGCCGCCTTGGTTTCAAACTCGGCACGACGGATCATCTTTTTCTCTCCCGCGTTTTCAATCGAGAAACCGATGGACCATTCCGTCCAGCCGTGAATCGAAGTTGCGCCGCGAATGCGCGTAAAGAAGCGTCCTGTACCTGCTTCCTTGCTCACGTGGTGAATCACACCGATGGCGCAACCGGCTTGCTGGCCCATCTGGCCAATCTTTTTCACCACCTGCCCCATCTCCGTGTTGTTGTTCTCGTCGCGGTTGTGCAGCCGGTTCAGCACGTCGAAGACGGCAAACTCCACGCCACGCTCTTTCAGGTCGTCGGCCATGTGCTGTAGCTGATCGTCGTTGTCAACGTCGAAGTCGCCAAGCTGCTCGCGCGTGTTCACCCAAAGCCAGCCTGACGGGTCCTCGCCAGAGTCAAGGCCTTTCCCGCGCAACAATGCCTGCACACGCACCTTCGTCAGCATGGGAGAATCCTCGCGGCTGATGTAGGCTGTGCGGATGCGGCGGGGAATCTTGCACCCCAGCCATGGTTTGCCCGTGGCCAATGAAAGCAGCAGATCGAGAGAAGCCAAGGACTTTCCAGTTTTCGGTTCGGCCGCGATCATGCCGTTGCCGCCTACCTGGATTACGCCATCCACCAGCCACTCGATTTCCGCATCGGCGGTCATGGACCACTCCACGGCGTCCACCAGCCAGTTCTCTCTCTTGGCATCCGCTCCCGTCCAGATCGGCGATTCCACAATTCGCTTCTCCAGCTCGGCCACAGTGTGTTCTTTCAGAAAGTCGCTGACATCGCTTTTCTCTGGCATCTCCGGGAAGGAGATCACGCGCACGGCATAGGCAAAGGGCGCAACGGAAGCCGCAATCGTCTCTGCGTAGATCTGGCCAGGTTCGTCGTTGTCGGCGAAGATCATCACCTGCTTGCCGGTAAAGTACGGCGCGTAGATGTCCAGCCACTTCGGCGAATGCCCCTTTTGCCATGCGCCGTCGTAGGTCGTCGTCGTGGCAATTGAAAAGGCGTACTTCGCAAAGAGATTGGCTTCCAGCAGGTTGTCGGCATCTTTTTCGCCTTCGGTGACTAAAGCGATATTTGCCTTCACCAGATGCGGCAGGTTGTAGAGCACGCGCCGCGTCCGTTCGCCTTCTTTGGCGTCAATGCCCGGCTTCCATGCACCATCCACCAGCCGGAAAACGCG